GCGCGGCTGCGTGTTATGGTGATGGCCGCAGTGCGAGTTTTCGCGCCTCGCGCGCTGGATGCGGCAGGGCTGCACGATCACGCCGCGACGCTGCGGGCGGCGTGGGCGGCGTGGGCGGCGTGGGCTGCGGATGCGGCTGCGGAGGTGGCAGAGGCGGAGGCGGCGGTGGCGCGGTTGGCACGGGCGGAGGCGGCGGCGGCTTGGGCTGCGGATGCGGCGGATGCGGCACGGGCGGCGGATGCGGAACGGGCGGCGGATGCGGCTGCGGAGACGGCGGCGCGGGCGGCTCGGGCGCGGGAGGAGGCATGGGACGATTATTCCGCCGTGCTTGACGCTGCGTTGTCCGCCGGCCCGCAGGGCGGGCCGTAGAGCGCCGATGTGGCAGACGCCGGAGCTGCGGCGTATCGCCGCGCCGGCGGACTTGTCAGCGCGTAGTGGGCGGATAGCGCGAACCAAACGCGGCGGAACAATCTAGCGCGCTGCCATCGCTGTAGCGGATGGCACTGTAGCGGATGGCACTGCAAGCCGTGTCAATTGTGGCGCGGACACGCTTGGCGGCAGGCGCGGTTTCGGTGGCGGCGTCAGGCATGACGAAATTTCCTTAGTTTGGGTTGGCGTTCCGCGCAAGATTATTGCGTGAAACGGGTTGCGTTTGATTTATTTGATTTATTTGATTTAATTAAAACGTGGTATATAGGGTCTAGACCCTTGATCGCCGTTGCCAAAAATCCCGAAAGCGGCAGGGGAGCGGGCTTAATGCTCCTACGCTCTACCCTGCCGCACTTGTCCTGCCCGATAACGGCAGGCGCTTGATGGCTGGTGTTTGTTTATCCCGGCCATCGTATCGGAAACATAGCGCAAACTTGAGGCGCATGATACAAAAAAATGCAGGGACAGCCCAAAAAATGCAGATAGGCCGTAAACCGCCTAGGAAGCCCGTAGAGCGGTTCCGGCGTTTTGCCGGTCCTACCCCCTAGCGGACCAGGCGCTACGCGGCGTCCAGCACGTTCCGTGGCGCTTTCCGGCCGATCCTATCCAGTGCCCGGCGCATCCCAACCAACTCCGCTGTTTCGTCGCCATGGCGCAGCAACGCGGCCACGATGATCCCTACGCCTTGGGCGTGCCAGCGCTGGACCGCATGATAATCCGCTCCAATGGCGGTGCCGAGCCGACGCCAGGGGAACAGATGCTTGTCGGTTGTGGGGCTGACCAGACACCGCGCAGCAACGATCCGGCGCAGCACGTAACTGGACTGCGGAATATACGACAACCACGCAAAGGCTTCATCCATGCGGCTGATGGCCTGGCTGGACGGTGCTGCGGGGCGAATCGCCATTGCCGGCGCGTAGCTTGCCATCAGCGTGATTTCAGTGGCGTAGGGCAGGCTGGACGTGCGGATGCCAAGGTTCGGTCGGCCATCGCTTCGGCCGGGCAGCGATAGCAGCGTTCTGCCGGCTTCGGTTAAGCGATAGTTCACGGCATCGGCGTCAATCTGAGCAGTTCGCAAGGCTGGCTCCGTTGCTCGGGGGTTGCAGTCCGGCCAATATCTCACGAAACCGTCATGCAGGCCAGAACTATGACGCCGCATCACAACCGATGATGCCAGTTTCATTTTATCAATCACTTAGGCGACTATGCTCACAAGGATGGCTCATTTCAAGCCAATTCAAGCTCATTGCATAGCCTAACCCGTTGAAATAGGCTAAAATGCATCCATTTCAGTCAATACTTACGCGTGTGCGTGCGTGCGCGCTTTATCTATATTCTTTCTTTCTTCTTTCTTTCTTAAGGCTATGCAAGCTGCATCTGGTTAATTGCTCCGAACGCTTGAAGTCATGTAATATCTCTTTTTGCAACGAATTCGCCCTAATTTATCAAAGGCTTATATACGAAAGCAATTACTATCCGGCCCTTGAAATGGCTTGAATTGGGCAGGATTATGGCAGGATAATGTGGTAATGGCTTACTCTACGCGGCAGAATGATGTAAATGGTATTTACATCATTTGGAGGTGTGGAATGCGTTAATTCACGTTGACGCTGTGTGGTTATGGATCGTAGTGCCCGGCCCGTGGTGCCTGCGCCGCCCAGCGCCTCAAGGCCGAGGGGGCAATCTGGCACCATGTCAACAGAAAAATGCGCCTCACGTCATTTTTCTTGCCGCACACGTTCGCATGCGCACAGAAACTGGTGGAGCGCGGCAACGGCTGCTTCCTGCGCCCTGCGGAAATCGTCGTAATGCTCGTAGGTCGGGCTGGTCTGGTAGGTCTCCACCGTAGCCACGGCCTGCCTGCGGGCGGAGTAGAAGGCCAGGAGCGCGGCGTCTAGGGCTGCCCGCGCGTCCGTCACCGCGTTTTCTCCGGCGGCTTGATCGGCCTCATAGCCTCGCGTATCGCTTCCGCCCACGATGCTACGTTATCCGGTATCGGCCGAACGCCAGCTTCCATTTCGTGAAAGCTGGAATGGCTGCGATCAGCTAGGCGGGCGAAGCCTCGCACCGTCCATTGTCCGGCTTCGCGGATTGAGCGCAGGCGCGCCGGATTCATGCGTCAACTTTCAAGACAGCGTTGCGAGCCAACGTCATGCTTGCCTCAATCTCGGCCAGTAAGGCTGCATAACGGTGCGGGGCGGGGCATAAAAGGTTTGCGTGCATCCGCTCCGCGTAGCCTTCTAGCGTTTGCTTTGCAGCCGCATCGGCTCTTGCGTGCAATGCCGCAACTCACTTCGCTTCCCTCTCGTCTTCCATCCGCAAGCCTTTCTCTATCGTAGGTATGCGGCCGGCTGCAAGCATCTTGCGGATTGCAGGCTCAAATTTCTTCTGCGTTTCTACTCTAAGGCCGGTGTAACTGTATAGTGCGTCAGTGTCGTTTTCGTATAGGGGGTTGCCGTGAGGCGTTTCCAGGACATAGCTGCGCCCTAAAAATGACAGCAATGAACACCTATGCTCGCCGTCGATCTTGACGTGCCAATCGTAAATCTTGTTGCGCGCATGATTCGGTTCAGCGTTCCATCCGCAAGCACGTTCAAAGCGGACGAATTTGATATCATGCTCCATATCACAGCATCCCCGTTGTTGTTACGAAAGTCAGCCAAGCGCCGAAACCAGCGGCGACGCAGCCGGCGGAAATGGCGAAGCGTTGAATGCGGTATGCGAGCATTGTTGTGGTTCCTGTCGGTTAACGGCTTGTCCAGCCGATTGCGTTTGCTAAGGCATCATTGGCATGTTGCGTTGTCTGTAAACACAATACGGGGACAATATGGCACCATGTCAAGCACAAAATTACGCCGCCAGCGAAAATTACTGCGCTACCTTCGGCGCGTCGGGCAGGCGAACCGTTGCGGGGCGATCCATCCAAGCCAGCACAAGCTGTCCGTAAGCGTTGCGTAGATAGGTGTTCGGCTGCTGGCGAACGCCCGCGACCGGCGATCCTACAGCATTCCAGCGCGACCAATAAGCGCCATTCCAGCGGGCATCGAAGCGACGGATGCGGCGGAACGCTTGGCCGTCCGCGCGATAGGCGAATTGCACGCCTTCGTCCGCGTCCAGGCTGCTTTCGTAGGTGTAGAGCACTGCTGCCTGCGCCATGTGAACCTCCGTTGTCTGTGATCCGAATATGGGGACGTATTGGCACCATGTCAACCATAAAAATGCCGCCCCTGCATTTTTTTTGCAGGGGCGATAAACTACCAGCTTTCCGCGTCGCCAACGGCCACGTAAACCAATGCCTTGCGGTCGCCTTCGCCGTCCTGGCGCGGCACTACCAGGCCGCTTTCGATAAGCGCGCGCATGACTTCCTCCCGCTCTTTAGGGCTGATGCCTTGCGTGCGCCGGCCTAGATCACTCTTGCTTATCTCGCCTGCCTTTCGCACAGCGTCCAGCACGCGCTTGTATCGCTTTTCGTAATCCGTCTCGGCCATCAGCCTACGGCTCTCTCGTATCATGCAGTCTATGCAGTGCCGAGTTAGCGTGACTGCCCATTGCAAGCATTCGGCAGTCATGACCGGGTTTTCCGGGCAATCAGATATAGAGCGGATAAGCGCCAGCTTGGTTGCGTGTTCCACGTAGCGCGCAACGAAAGCCTCCGGAACGGCGCTTTCATATTGCCGCTTCCACCTTGTTTCATCTGATATCATGTCGGCAAGGATAGCTTCGGCTCCGTCGCCTAACGGAACCTTATAGGGCACCATGCTAATCTCTGCCGACATGGTTGACGATAGGTTCCCGCCGTAGTCGTGTCCTGGCACGCCTTGCGCGATATTTTGCAGTCCAAGGATTACGTCGTGCGGAACCTCCTCGTGCGGAACGATGATGCGCTTGTCGGGATGCGATAACTCGGAAATGAATATCAGATACCGTGCGAGCGATCCGTTAGTTGTTGCGCTACTCTCTAGCGCCCTCCAAAACTCCAACGGGGTTGAAGTGCCATACAGACACAAGCAAGGCTGATGTAAGTCTATGCGCGGCCTATCTTCCTGATGCGTGTATTCCGTGCCGAGCATGATAGATTTAGCACTGGTCAGCAGCTTCGTCAGGTTCGTCCATATCTCGCGATGAAAAGATGACGCGCGTTTGCTTTGCACGTTGGCAATCAGGTCCGCAAATTCGTCAAGCTGGAAAAGGCGGGCCGGGAATTTGTGCAGGCTGGACAGGATCGCGGAGCCAGCCGATATCCCTTCGCCGCCAAGGTAGTCGCCCAAGCCTGCTTTGGTAAGCGTCATCTTTACGCACTCGCGGGCGTGTTCCTTGCCTCCACCGGAGCCTGCGATGGCAACGGCATACATATTGGTCCGCAAGTTGCTGTGACTGGCGTAGCGTCTGCCTGCAACCACGCCCACCATGCACAACGCCGCGCCGAGCGCCAGGAACGGTTGCGGCGCAATGGCTGTCCGCTCCACGTAGGCCAGCCATGATCCGATCACGCCGCCCACCTGATACACTTCCGGGGGAACTGCATTAGGGTTGCGCGCGACCTTTGGCGCGGCCTTGGCAGCCTCTTTCGCGTCCTTGCGAGCCGCTAGGCGGCTCATAAACTCCGCAGTAGGGTCAAACCCCTCTGCGGCTTCCGCGACGCTCGCATTTAGCGTTAGGGCGGCGTCTGGCACCCAACCGCGATCCAGGGCAAGCTGGTAGATCGTTCCCGCGCCGATACTGTGCGGCCGAAATCCCTTCCAACGCCGTTCGGGCGTGTCTGACTTGCCTGACAGACCGGACTTCACGGACTGGCGCGACCAGTCCAGCCATAGGGCGCGTCCGTCCTCTCCTAGAGCGCCCTTGATCGCGTTGCCTATGGTGATCCAGCTTGCGCCGTCAAGGTCCGTGTTGGGCACGTACTCTAGCGCGCTCGTGACGGCTGCCAGCGTGCCGCGTGGATCGGAAGGCTGCCAGGTCGAAACCGCGCCTCCCTTCGCGCCGATCAGGCTGGCCGGACGCATACTCTCGGGTATCAGCGCATAGGCCGCGTCAATCCAGGCAATCGCCGCGTCGTGCGTGATGACGGGCAGCCGGCCGATATCGACCTCGACCAGGCTTTCGTCCGGCCATGCGTAGGGTTGCCCGGTGTCCGGATGGATCGCGTAGGCCAAGAACTGATTGCCGCGCGCCAGCACTTCCAAGGGCCGACGCTTGCGGCCGGAAAATGGCGTGTCGGCGCGATAGATCAACATGCGCTTCGGTGCCAGCCCGATACGTAGGGCTGGCGTGTCGCCTAGCATGTCCCGCGCCATCTTCTCGACGCGGGATGCAAGCGGAGCGTCCATTACGTCAATATCTATACCGACAACGTTGCCGCACGCGATGCCAACGGCGCAGCCTGGATTACCGCCCCATAGCGACACTTCCCAGGGCGTAGGTGGCTTGTCGCAATAGTCCTGCCATCCGCCAAGGTCATACCATTCGCCCCTGACAAAACGCCCCGGAACTTTCGTGCCGGGGCGAATGGGGATCACATGGTATCCGTTATCCAGTAGCGTCGCGCCGTGTCGCGACATAAGGCTATCTTCACGATGCAGCATACTCAATGCTCCGTTACGCCGAAGTCACGCATTGTCTGGCGCGTCGCGTGATAGTTTACGATGTTAGGGTCCGTGGTTTCTAAAGCCATAAGCCCGCCGCAACCTAACAGTACCTCCGCGCATTCGTGCGCTTCCGAGCCTACGCGGACAAGGACGCCGTAAACTCGCGTTGAACATGAAATGATGTTTGCGTTAATCTGGCCGCGCGTCATCATTTCCGCCCAACTTCTTCGTTGCATACCTCTGCCGCGAAGCGGAGCGCCATCGCTTCGGTAATTGCGTAGTCGATACGCACTAGGTCAGACACATGATAAATATGCATATCAAACCGCCGACATTTCGTTGATAAAAGTCATGCCGATCAGCCCGACATATTCCGCCCATTGCTCGGGCGTAAGTTTCGCAATGTCGGTCTGATGAAAAGTCTCGGATAGCAGCACAGCGCCAGCCGTAACCGCCGTGTCCGCCGCCTTCATTTCGTCATCGTTTAGCATCCGACAATTCCTTGCAATTATGATTGCGCTGCACTCCGCTCCGCAGGAGAGAAGTAAGTGTTTCCTTGCGGCAACCAATCGGCCGAAGGTAGGCTTACCGCAGTTGAAGCATCCGCCACCGTTGCGCGCCGTCATGCCGCAGCCCTCGATTGATAGTCTGGCGTGAAGTAGCGATGCCCGACGACTTCCCAATACTGCGCATTATCGAGTTGCCGGCGGACTGCGATCTGTGCTGGCTGCGCCAGGTCCACGCTGGCCTGTAGGGCCTGCGTCACTGTGCGCGGTATCTCGGAGCCGGGCGCGACGCGGAGACGCCACCACGCCGCAGCCTTGCCGCGTTGGCGTTCGTCGCCTTCGATAAAAACCCATTCTCGATAAGATTGTATCCCGCATCCGTAGATCACGCGCAGGCTATCGGGCTTGCCGGCCTTCACATGCCGCACGTATTCGACGCGCTTGACTTCAACCCATTCCGGAACGTAGCGCAGCATATCTGCCCGCTCTTGCCCGGAAATTATATCGCCGGTTCCGGCTTCCGTCGAAATGAACTGTGCGAACTCTGGGAAGGCGTAACCGCACGCAAGGCACTGGCGCGCGACGGGCGCATTCAATTCATTGCAGGCTGGGCAAATCTTGTAGCCTTTCGCTTTCGGCTTATCCTTTTTGCTGGCTTTCTTGTGCGGAACATTCGGGTTGTCTATAGGTCCGTGCCGTTGTATATTCCCGCCGAAGTCAAGCACAAGACAGTCCGTCTTGCCGTTCGCCGCACTCTCGGTAGCGTCGCTGCCAAGACAGCGCATCCCGCGCCCGATAATCTGGATATACAGGCCAACGGACTTCGTTGCGCGCGGGATTGAAAGCAAGTCAACGTGCTGCGCGTTGAAGCCTGTAGTCAGGACGCCCATAGACACGAGAGCGCGTATCTCGCGGCGCTTGAATGCGCTTATTATCGCATTGCGTTCCGTCTTGGGCGTGCTGCCAAAGATCGCCTCCGCTTCAACGCCGCGCTCGCGTAGCGCCTTGCACATCAGCGTTGCATTCTTGACGCCAGCACCGAACACAAGCCAGCCGGCGCGGTTCTGGCCTGCCTCGCATGTTTCGTCCGCAATCTTGGCGACGGTCGCCGGATCGTTGCTTACCGCCTCTAGCTGTTGCTGATTGAACTCTCCGGCCACAGTTCCGACGCGGCTTGTGTCAATCTGCGTCGCGCCGGACTTCGGAACCGGCTTGATAAGCCAGCCTTCGCGGATCAGGCGCGCAACCGATGCTTCATAGGCGATGCCAGAGAACATCGCGCCATCGCCTTCATGCAGCATTCCGCTGTCTAGCCGAAAGTGCGTCGCCGTGAAGCCGATCACGACCATATGCGAATTGATCGTCTTTAGGTCGGCCAGCAAGCGCAGATACATCGTATTGCCGGCGCGCGGGATCAGGTGCGCTTCGTCAACAATGCACACGTCACATTGCTGTATCTCATACGCGCGCCTATGCACGGACTGGATGCCGGCAAACAGCACGCGAGCGCCTATCTGCCGCACGCCTAGTTTGGCGCTGTAGATGCCGGCAGGCGCGGCTGGCCAAAAACCTACCAGTTCCGCAAAATTCTGCGCGATCAGTTCCGGGACATGGGCCAGGACCATGATGCGCGTCTCCGGCCATTGCGTCATAAAGTCGCGGATCATCTTTGCGATAACGTAACTCTTTCCGCCGCCGGTAGGGATCACGCACAGCGGATCGCCATACCCATTCGATATGAAGTCGGGTATGGCTTGAAGCGCCTCTTGTTGGTATGCGCGCTCTACGAAAGTCATGACGCTTCGCCATCGCGCCACATTGCGCCGCTGTGCATTTCGTAGGTGATGGTAAGGCGTGCCGCCTCTCCGGTGGCGTCAACCTGCTTTCCCGCCACCATGTCGGGCGTGTAGCGGTGCATCCCGCATCCGTCGCGCTGCGCGTCGCGGTCTAGCTGGCGGGCGTATAGGCTGCAACTCCACAACGCTTGTTCCTTGCCGATGCGGACGTGAATGCAGGTCCGGCAATTCCTCGGCGGTAGCGCGCCATCGTGGCAAACGTGGTGATGCTTGCAGAGTTTGCAGGCAAACCATGTCGCGTTGTCGCTGATGCGCTGCGGCGCGTTGTCCGCGAAGATCACGCGATGTGCTCGAGCCACTATCCGCGTCGAATACGTTATATCGTAGCACAGCCTTTCATCATACAGCGCGTCATCGTTTTTGTTGTGCGCCATGTAATAGGCGCGGTCCATGCCAGAGAAGTGCATACCAATTTGACACTGCGCGTAGTGTTCCGGCTTGGCTTTCTCTACGCCATCTTTGGCTACTGCCTTGAAGCTTTTATCGTTGTGTGTCTTAAACTCTCCAACGTGCCACGTCTTCGGCGCGTCCGGCAATCCGCATATCGCCGCATCCATGCGGCAGACAATGTGCCCGGTTTCGTCCGTCATTTCCCATTGCTTGCCGGTGTCGGGGTTTTTGTCGATCACTTCCGCGCCCGCCAGGCGCAGGTCGGCTGCAAGCCTCGCTTCCTGCATGTGCCCCGTTCCGAATAGGCGCAATATGCGGCCTTCCTTCCGCTGCGGAACGTCTGCCCAATGAAACGAATAATAGAGATAGCGCGCGCACTCGTGGCCTATCTCGGCAGCACCCATGCGCGGGCTGTTGTATAGAAACTGTTTCGCCTCATAGGCTGCATAGATCGCATCGACGGTCGGATGGCGTGGTTCGGGTAGCGGTGCCATAGTGGCGCGTCCTCTCACGCTAGGGAGGCGAAAGCCGGGAGCCGTCCGGCCTGGAAAACTAGGCGGCTCCCGGCGGCTCGATTAGGCGCGGCTGGCTGGCGTCTTGTTGCGCAGCCAAGGGGCACCGCCGCCAACGCCAGGCTGCGCCCCTGGATGGACCGTCGCGTCTGCTGGCGGGCGCTGGAAACCAGCCTGCGTCTGCGGCTGCGCGCGCTGCGTAGCGGCGACGTTGGAGCCTTCCACCGGATACCAGCCGGCGATCTTGTTCTTCGCCCGATATACCTTGCCGGTTGTCTTATCCTTACGCTCAGGCTCCACGGCAACTGACACGATGCACGGCTTGAAGTGCAGGTCGGACGTGTCGCGCAGGACGGCGGTAAAACCTACCGCACGGCAGATTGCGGACAGTTCCTTGCGGGCGATGTCAACGGCTTGCTTGCTGGGGTTATTCAAATTCAGCATGACCCATTGCTTGCGGCCCTTGTACGGCCCTCCGAGCAATTCAACTTCCAACTCAAAGAACGTTCCGGTCTGCGCGCTGTTTTCCTTTTCCTCGCTGGCGACGACTTGCGCCAGCGCCTTGTGCGGCTCCATCAAAGTCGGTTCCGACGAAGGTTCAACTTCGCTCGGGTTGAATTCGAAACCAAGCTTTGCCATGTCATTTACTCCGCTGTTTGCTGTTCCGGCACGCTGGCAAGCGCCCGGTAATATGGGATATGCTCGGCGAGAGCCGGCCACGCGCCGCCCGGATCATCGGGAAGCGTGATGCTGTCCGGCATCCGATAGCGGTTCTTCGCCTCGAAAGCCGGACGGTCCTCGGTGTAGATGACACGCTGCCCCGCGCCGACGCCGCGCGCGCGGCCTTCGACCTTCTTGCCCGCACCCGCCGGCTTGTCGCGCAGGACGGTGACGCGAAAGTTGATGAAGAAAACGCAATCGACATGCTCTTGCAGAAGCGGGGCGGCTCCACGGCCCTGATTGCTTTCGTGCAGCTTGATCCGGTATCGGTCGTAAGGCTCGGTATCAGGCGCGTTGAACTTCTTGACTGCCGCGTGCGCCAGGAAGGCAACGCCCATCCCGCGGTCGTTGCGGAGTGCGTCGAAGCCGGCAAGCAACTCGCGCCATACATTCAAGGCTTCGTCATAGCCCTTGCCATAGCCGGCATCTTCGATGGTTCCCCACCCGTTGCGCGCGCAGGCTTCCGCCCACACAATCGGCTCAAGGTGGTCGAGTGTGTCCAAGACCACGTTCTTGAAACTGTGCGGCTCCTGATAAAGCGAATAGAGCGCGTCCCGAACGTCGCCGTAGGTGGACAGGATACCGAAGGTCGGCACGTCAAGGCCCGGATCGGCCAGGCCGTCTTCGGTCTGCATGAAGACCGGATCGGGCATTCCCGCAGCGAGCGTCGTCTTGCCGAGGCCATGAGGCCCGTAGACGATGAAGCGAGGCGGCTTTAGCGCGGAAGAACTCCGCAGGCTGTTGAGGGAGATGGGCATTACACCGCCTCCTTGAACGCGCCGTCTGCCGTCAAGCGGTATTTGACGCCAGCCTTCACGCCCTCGGGTCCGCCGACCTTCGCCGATTTGACCATCACGAGTTCCCACCCGTGATAGCCCAACCGCCACGCTGACAGAACGATCCATCCGCCAGTTCCAGCCTCGGCAGTTCCGTCGTGTCCAAGGGAGGCGGATATGCTGCTGTCGCCGGTCGAGGCAGCGTGGCTGTTGTAGCCGGTCGAGGCGGCGTGGCTGCGGCAGCCGGTCGAGGCAGCGTGGCTGTTGTCGCCAGTCGAGGCGGCGTGGCTGTAGTCGCCAGTCGAGGCGGCGTGGCTGCTGTCGCCGGTCGAGGCGGCGTGGCTGCGGTAGCCGGTCGAGGCAGCGTGGCTGTAGTCGCCGGTCGAGGCAGCGTGGCTGCGGCAGCCGGTCGAGGCGGCGTGGCTGCGGTAGCCGGTCGAGGCAGCGTGGCTGTAGTCGCCGGTCGAGGCAGCGTGGCTGTTGTAGCCGGTCGAGGCGGCGTGGCTGCGGTAGCCGGTCGAGGCAGCGTGGCTGTAGTCGCCGGTCGAGGCAGCGTGGCTGCGGCAGCCGGTCGAGGCGGCGTGGCTGCGGTAGCCGGTCGAGG